AGTTAACCCCTAATTGTCTCCACTGGTTGCCAACCAGAGAATATTCTATGGTTAAGGCCTACATAGCTAAACATGGGGCACTGCCAGACAATTTGATTGTGCGATTGTCTGCAATGTACGTTGACAAGCTTGTCACTATCCCAGCAAGCTTGCAAGGCCAAGCTAACGTCACTGTGTCCAATGTACACACAGTAACCCCTATGGGTTTAGAGTGCCAAGCACCTAAAAACAAGGGTCAATGTGGGCCATGCCGGGCATGTTGGGGCACTGAGCCTGTATCGTACAAAGCACATTAATGCAAAGCCTGTAGACCCTTACACAAGGGTTTATGGGGTTTGTAGTGATACAAGCCTAAACCTAACCTATCGGAGAATTGACAATGCAACGAGTAATGCAAGCAAAATATCCCGGGCGCTGTGCTGTGTCTGGCGCTGCCATCTATCCCGGCGATACCATTAAATTCGATACATCTACCCGTAAGGCTTGGCTTTGCGAGCATGATGATGCCGGGGTCTATATCGCACAGCGTACAGCGACTAAACCCGCATATGTGTCGGATGTTTTCCGTTTTGGTAATAATGAGTTTTACCGCAACAAGGCCGGACGTTGTGAGGATGCCCCTTGTTGTGGGTGCTGCACCATCTAACCCGTTTAGCCCCCTTGTCGGGGCTATAAAGCCCCATCTAGACCCCTAACCTTGGAGATAACACCATGAACACCACCCCTGGCCCCTGGCACGTGCAAGGCCGCTACATAGTACCCGCTGATGATGGCCCATCTATCGGTTCTGCTGTAGCACTCAAAGCCCCAAGCCTGAAGAAACAACCCGACTTTGATGCAGTGGCCCATGCCAATGCCCGGTTGATGGCTGCTGCCCCCGAGTTATTGGCTGCACTGAGTGAGTTGGTAGCAGAAGCAGATAGCCCCCAAGGGTGGGACGGTCACCCCCACCCCCATACCTACGGTTTTCAAATGGCACGAGATATTCTTAGCAAGATGAAGATTTAACCCTGGAGAATGCCCCATGAATAAACACACCCCCGCCCCCTGGTATTTCAGCGACAACACCCGGTACAAAAACCCCTGGACAACCAACCCCTACAGCATCACCGTGCGGAAACCTGGGGTTCACGGCACAACCATTGCCAACATCCCCAACAGACGGTCAGTGCCAGACGATGAAAAACGGGCCAACGCCCTTTTGATTGCACACGCCCCTGAGCTGCTGGGGTGCGTTATTTCCATGCTACGTTGGTACAGCAACCGCCTAGACGGGCATAACATCAGCCCCATTCAGAATCAGCCCCCAGAAATTCAGAGGGCCATGATTGTTTTTAACAAAATTACTGGAGAAAATTATGCTTAAAATTAAGCCCCAAGACCTGAACCCCACTGTCCGCAGATACCCCCGTACCCTGCAAGAGGCATTCCCCCAGCATGACTGGGAAACTGTGGATAAGACTGTGTATAAGGTTAACCCTGATGATGTTCTGTGCCTTATAGCCCTTTTCAGTCTAGGGTTTCTGCTTGGCATCCTAGTGGGTGAGATGTAACATCCGCCCCATTGCCGTGAGAAGCAATAACATGAAGCCACTTAATTCTACTCTCGCCCTTGGTCTTTACTTTAGGGTTCTCACCGAGGGTAGAGCTAAGTGGCTTTTTTTATTGCCCCATGTCATTCGTACCCCACACGTTAGCAAGCACCTAGATGGGTGGCGTGGGAGAGAACATAGGGCAGCGCATCACCCCGCTGACAACCCTCGCAGACTGTGTGCGTGGTACTGCTCAAGACGGAGGGACATGGTGAGACAAGACCCCCATCGAATGAAACGCACCCTTAAGGGGAAGCTAGTGCGCCAAGCGCATGGGCTTAGTGTGAGGCTTCTCACCCTTGGGGAACCTATGCCTGAAAGGAAAGTAGCCCCATGAACGTACAGCAAGCACAGAGAATCCTAGCCCGACACAAAGAGGGTGACGTTTACCCCCAATGGGTAATCAACACGGCCCTTTATTTAACTGGAGACATAGATGAAATGCCCACAATGCCAAGCCCCCACAGAGGTGGTGACCAGCAGACTGAGACAAGCGAATTACATCTACAGAAGAAGGATTTGTTTTAACCAACACTATTTCTCAACCCAGGAAGTAGCAGTAACTGCCCCCAGCCCCAAACTCAAGAGAGGAAGACCCCGTAATGAAAAACCTTGACCCTGAAGATGAAGCATTTGAAGAATTGTCTTTGAAACAAGGTCACTGGCAGCACACCAGTGGCTGGCGTAAGAAACAGATTCTGGAGACAAGCATGACAAGAGATGAAGTAGACATCATGTGGCAACAGGCTATGCGCCAGTCTGTTGAAGCTGGTGAGGTGTACGTACGCTATCACTTTGCCAAACTGGTAGCCGCCAAAGCAAGGGGACAAGCATGAAATCAAGAACAGTATTTATGGCCCTTATGCGGGGCAGAGGCTACACCCTAGAAGAACTGGAGTGGAATGGCAGCAAGTTCATTCGCCCCGCCATGCAAGGCAGATGGGGATATTTCCTCATGGGCTGGGAGATGAGGGGAACACAATCAACAGAGACAGGAGGGTAAACACCTACACACACTAACCAGATACCTGTATAATTTAATCTCACCCTAACCTCAACAAAGGAAGTTCCACATGAAATTCTGTATAGATTGCAAGCATTTTGCGATGGAGAAGCACTCCATCAACCCTGAGCTTGGTAGATGCGCCATAGTACGTGCTACAAGCCTCGTAACGGGGCTTATAGTGCCTCTTGATACCTTGCCCTTCTGTGCTGTGCAACGCTGCACTAGCAAGCCCTGCGGCCCTGATGGTGCGATGTTCGCAGAGAAGGAGGCCAGCAATGTCTGACTTCAGCCCTGAAACACGTAACAGCGCATGGTGGTCTGGCGACTCCCGCCGTGCAGCATCCGGCAAAGCTGGGGAAGTAATACTCACAAAGCTGGGCAAGATGGAGATTCCTGACCTGTCCGGCATCGAAGCTGTGCAGATGGGTCATGTGATGGAACCCGTTATTGCTAACCTTGCCAGCGAGAAGTTGGGTGTGCGGCTGGAGAAGATTGAGGAAGCTCTCACGCATCCCAAGCACCCCTGGCTGCGCTCACACTTTGACTACCACGGGAAACTCAATGGCGAAAATATCCTGGTCGAGTGTAAAAACTACAACGCTGCTGTTAGAAGTAAGTTTGACGATAGCGGCCTCATCCCTGCTGCTGACATGGCTCAACTTATCCATGAAGCGGCGGTATACGGCATACGGAATATTTATCTGGCTGTGCTATTTGGCGGTCAAGAGTTTGTGCTTATTCCGTTCACCATCACTGACGAGCAAAAAGAGGAGCTTATACAGCAGATGGCTGTCTTTTGGGGACATGTACAAGCCGGAACAGTCCTACCGCCAGAGACTCCTGAACAGGCACGACTGATTTACCCGACAGGACTGGACAACACCAAGATGGCCTCCAGGACGGTGGAGGAGGCTTGCCGCACCCTACAGGTGGTCAAGGGTCAGATAAAGGCTTTAGAGGCTCAGGAAGCGGCTCTGATGACCCTTGTGCAAGGTTACATGGGTGAGTGCAACCAGTTGGCTACCTTTGACGGGTCAGTGCTGGCAACCTGGAAGAACGCCAAGCACAGTGAGAGGTTTGACAGCAAGCTGTTTCAGTCTGCCATGCCGGAGACTTACGAGAAGTTTGTGGTAAATATCCCAGGTTCACGGAGGTTCTTAGTCAAATGAAAGCCTACCCATTTATCCACAAACACCCTACGTCTGGGCAAACGTCTATGGCAGAGGGTATGGATTTGCGTGACTACTTTGCTGGTCTTGCTTTGCAAGGTTTAGTTGCAAGCGGAACATATCCCACGGGAATAATGTTTGATACGGCAAAAGAAGCCTATCAAATGGCAGACGCAATGATGAAGGCCAGGGAGGTCAAGAATGAGCATTCTTAGCATTTACATGCTGGCTTTCTGTTCCCTGATGGAACTGTCTATAACTATTTTGGAGAAACTCTTATGAGCAATATCGTTCCGCTTGCGGACATTCAGAAGATGGCAGAGGTTGCTGCCACCAGCAAGATGTTTGGGTTCAAGAACCCACAGGAGGCTATGGCAATCATGTTGCTGTGCCAAGCAGAGAACCTGCACCCGGCAATAGCCATGCGGGATTTTCATGTCATCCAGGGCCGTCCAGCTCTGAAAGCAGATGCGATGCTGGCAAGGTTCCAGCAAGCTGGTGGAAAAGTTGAATGGAAGGTATACACAGATGCAGAAGTTACAGGCGTATTTAGCCACCCTCAAGGGGGTTCGCTTGAAGTTACTTGGACGCTCGCCCAGGCGAAATCCATTGGTATCGCCACTAAGGATAACTGGAAGAACTATCCACGTGCAATGCTTAGGGCAAGGTGTTTATCAGAGGGTATCCGTGCGGTCTATCCAGGTTGCGTGGTTGGCGTATACACACCCGAGGAAGTACAAGATTTTGAACCCCGCAAGGCGGTGGATATGGGAACAGCAGAACGTGTTGATGAAGTCCCGAAAGATGTGGGAGTGGAAGTGGCAGATGGGGCATATCACCTCTATGTCCCAGGCAACGACAAGCCGTATGCCAGCTACCACAGCACAGACGAATGGATAGAGGGTTACTGCTCTCTGGTTCACCGCATCTCTGTCTCACCCAAGTTCAGCGATGCTGAGAAGGCTGAGAAGCTGGAGGCTTTGAAAGGCACTAACGTGGTGGTTACCACCCAGTTTGATAGCTTCACCAACATCAAGTTGAAGGGTGAGATTGTCAAGGCTGGTGGGAGCATCACTCCCCCAAAGCCGGAACCCCTGCCACCCACAGGCTCGGAACCCAACGAGCCAGTATTTTGAATCACTTGGAAAACATTGGGCCGCTAACACCCAGAGAGGCACTAGACAACTATGGCAGCTTCAGGTTGGCGGCACATATCGAATATCTCCGGCGGCAGGGATACCCAATCCACACTTCAATGGTTTCTCAAGGTGGCAAAGACTTTGCCAAATACTCACTACGAAAGGATAGAAATGGCCTCTAACCCACATCAAGAACAGCCCGGGATGGGTGTGTGCTACTGGGAGGAAGAATCCCAACGCAAGTCACCCAAAGGGCCAGACTTCAAAGGCTTTGTCGTTCTGGAAATGGACTACAAAGCTGGCGAGAAGTTGAAGCTGGCACTGTGGCAAAAGCCTACTAGCCGTGGCTACAACTTGCTGGCAGTCAAGGAAGACAACTGGCTCAAGAAGAAGAAGCTGGAAGAGGGTAGACCAACAGAGGTGCAGCCAAAGTACAGCATCAGAAAAGATGATGACGATAATTCGATTCCCTTCTGATGGCTAAGGATTCGCCAACATCGAGAACCCTGGAAGTTTTGCGTGAGCAAGGCTACACAGTGGCTATCGTTGAGAAGTGGAATCCACACGCAAGGATTCGACAAGACCTTTTTGGGTTTATCGACATTCTTGCCATCAAGAGGGACGAGACACTGGCGGTGCAAGCAACGGCCTCTGGCGTGTCTGAGCGCATCAAGAAAATCATGGCTAGTGACCTCTTACCAAAAGTAAGAGAAGCTGGCTGGAAAATCCAGGTCTGGGGCTGGCGCAAGTCAGCTAAGACCAACAAGTATGTTTTAAGAATCGAGGATATATCGTGAATCAGCAACCCATTCAACCATCTCAGAAGTCACTGGAAAAAGGGCGTAATGCCGTTGAGTACACTCAGAAGTTTCTCAACATGTCTCTCCAGGAAATCTGGAATATCGCTTACACCTCTGGGTTTGAGGATGCGATGGAGATTGTGAAAACAGATTCGCAGCCGGGAGCGGCCTCAGCGCAAAGCTGAAGGTTAGGACTCTGCTGGCAGACCAGAGTTATCCCGACAGTCTGCCACCTAACCAACAAGGAACACCATGAGCAAAGCACACATCTTTATCGCCACCCCTATGTATGGCGGCATGTGTACCGGGTACTTCACCCAGTCACTGTTGACCGCCGCAGGAGTACTGCGCCAGCATGACTACGACATGAGCTTTAGCTGCATGTTTAACGAGAGCCTTATCCAGCGAGGCAGGAATGCACTTGCACACGGCTTCATGCAAAAGGCAGAAGCAACCCACTTAATGTTTATAGATGCAGATATTCGCTTCAATCCAGCAGACATTGTGAAGATGGTGGAAGCTGACGTTGATGTTATCTGCGGCATGTATCCCAAGAAGGAAATCAACTGGGCAGGTGTTGAGCAAGCCGTGAAGGAAGGCGTACCGCAAGACCAGCTCAAGACCCGCACAGGTTCTCTAGTGGTCAATCTGGTGGACTATAAGGGTGCAGTCACAGTACCTGCTGACAAGCCTGTAGAGATATGGAATGGTGGCACGGGGTTCATGCTCATCAAGCGAGAGGTGCTGGAGAAGCTCTCT